CTTTGGGACACTGGATTTGTCCGTCGTCTTGCCCCTGTACTGCAGGACGTTAAACTGTGTCGTCGCATAAAACTTGCACATACGTATGGAGCGAGAGGCCTTTTCTTATTTGGCCTTGGCTTGCTCCAAAGATGTTGTTTTAGCGGTTCGTATCATATGATGCTCATCACCACTGGTTTTACCATGTGGTTTTGGGCCTCTGGTTACTCGCTTCTTTTGAGGCAATCCGCTTACCAAACTCTGTCTGATCGTAGAACTGCAATCTCTGATGTGGCTGAGGCCCATCGCGACAAGTACAACCCCTACATTAAGGCACTCTTGGAAGTTATTGGTCTTGGACTCATTGCTGGCACTGCTGCTATCATGATCCGATCCCTGTATGTGAGCAATTCTGCCCCTTCTGAGTCTTTGGAATTACCACCGCCTGTTGATTTTACCGCTACCCTGTCTGAAAAGGAGTTGCGAGTAAATCACGATTATTCTCCCATTGAAAACCAAAATTTCATGGGTCTATCTGAGGAAGAATTGATCGCGAAGAATAATACCAAAGATGTGTGGATGAACACCGTCGTCGAAAAGTACATGTCCGTGGATAATCGGACCATGACAGATTCTCAATTACACGGATTGTGTAAAAAGAATTTGTCAATGCTGTTTGTTAAACCGAAGGAAGACTGGATCTTCTTTTCAGATATCTTTTGGTTTCAGACGGATTGTGCACTTATTCCTGCACATGCAGTACCTAGGGACACGACTTTTTGGAAGATTATGGACAATACCAGTCCTTCTTCTTCCAAAATTGTTGTTGTTGGCCCAGAGAATTGCGTCCTGTGTGGGAATCAGTCGGATATGGCTTTTGTCTACGTCAGTTATCGCAGCAAGCGTAATTTGATTCCATATTTTAATGTCAATCCTATAGCAGTTCGTGCCAAATTTTTCCATAAGGATGAGTTGGGTCTTATCGCCGATCGTCCAGAAATGGATGGCACCGTAACTGCTGATGCGAACAACAATATCGTACTCGACTGGAAGTGGCCTACACCCACTTACGTCGGACTGTGCGGTGGCGTGTATTGTTCTTTGGGAGCAAATCCCACCATCTTAGGAGTCCATTTCGGTGGCCGTAAAGTTGACTTAAACCGTGGTGTCTCTTACTTGCCCAGTCATAGGCAAATAGAGTCTTTCCTGAAAATTGTCATGGCCAAGCCCCACACTTTGTTGAGTGCATCTCATCCCGGCGAGTGGAACCCGCCAGTGAATGGGCATCCCACCTTTGCGGTGGCAGATCATGAGCCGAATGGGTACATGACCGATCAAGTAGAGTGGCTCAAGCAACATGATCCCGATACCTATGTCACCAATCAAGGTGCCGTATTTGTGGGAGAACGTGAAACTAAGGCTTTTTACAAAAGTTCGGTACGCCCTACGATCATAGCTCAGGATATTGCTCTTTTGGCTCCTCCAGAATTGGAATTTGATAAGCCAAAATTTGGGAGATCCATGTGGCCTAAATCTGCTGCTTTTGCTTTCCAAACTTCGCCAGGATTGCCCCAACAGGATTTGGAGTGGGCTGTCCAGGATTATCTGTTTGCTTTTCGCAATTTGCCCAAGTATCTTCTCAAAGATTTGAAACCCCTATCCTGGGATGAAGTTTTGAACGGAATCAGTGGTTTACGCCACATTGACGCTATTAACTGGAATTCCTCGATGGGAGTTAATTTCTCTGGAGGCAAGAAGAACTGGATTACCACCTATATCAGTGATTTGGGTGAAGAAAGAAAACAGTTTCTCAAAGAAGTTTGGGATCAGGTTGATATCCAACTCGCCAAATTGAAGGCTGGCATACGTGTTCCTTGGTTGTTTATGGGCTGTCCGAAAGACGAGCCCACATTGGTAACTAAGGATAAAGTCAGACTTTACATGGTTGGAGAAATCTGCTGTACTCTCATTATTCGGAAGTATTACACACCCGTTTTTAGAGTGCTACAGATGTGCACCTCTACAAGTGAGTGCGCTGTTGGCATTAATTGTCTCTCTCCCGATTGGGAGGAACTCATGCAACACCTTGAGCGCTTCCAGCGAGCCTTTGATGGCGATCACAGCAAATACGATTTAAGAAAATCTCCTGATATTAGTGGAGCTTCTTATCGAATTATGATTGAGATCGCATCTTTGGGCAGTTATTCCGCTGAAGATCTTGTAATCATGCAATTCATTCCCGCTTGTATCCTACGCCCCCTAGTGAGCTATAATGGATACGTGTATGCTCTTGATGGGTCCACACCTTCTGGTATTCCTGCCACAGTGAACGTCAATAGCTTGGATAATAGCTTGATGAATAGATGTGCCTTTTACTCAATTTATCCCAATTCCAAGGTCGGTGATTTTCGAACTTACGTTTCTCACGTCAACTACGGTGATGATTTTATCAACACTGTTTCTTTTTGGAGACGTAATTTTAATTTTATTACCTTGCAAAAGTATCTTGCCACGTATGGACTAAAGATTACACCTGGAATTAAAGATGCTGTAGCTAAGCCATTTGTCCCTTTAAAGGACTTGGTTTTTCTGCAGCGGTATTCCACTGTAGTTGATGGACTGCCATTTCGTGTGGGAAAATTGCACGAATCTTCAATTTGGAAATCTTTGCTCAGTGTCTTACATTCTAAATCTCTTTCTCCTGAGGAAGCTGCTGCCGTCAATGTTGATGGCGCTTTGCGGGAGTGGGCATTTTATGGTCGAGAACACTATGAGAAACGCAGAGAGCAAATGAAGGACATTTTGACCAAGC